ACACAAGCAACCAACATACGCCGAGAGAAGCGAATAGATTGCTCAACATCAATACTGTATGTGATCCGCTTCACTTCAGTTCTCAATTCGTCTATGTTAGAGTATGCAGTAAGTCTCTTGTTAACACTGAATCCTTTCTTTTCGAGGCGACCCAACTTGTTAATGAGATCCGCCTTTTCTTCATCAATAGAAGAATACCCCTTTGAGGGTCGTTCTTCCTGCATTCCAAACTGAGGTCCATCGTTGGCATCGTCAAAGAATGCGTCATCATCCTCGCCATAATCAATTTCATCTTCTTGTTGTGGCTGAGTTGGTGCAGATTGCTTGTTTGGGTTTACGAAAGCATCCATGGCTTCTTGTTGTTGTGGTTGTTGTGGTGGTGGTCTGTTAGAAGTGGGACGACGCACAGGCTGAGCACGAGGCACTGAAATCTCAATTTCATCCATCAGAGCCTGTTCGTCAGCGTCCAATTTCATCACAGTAGTATTTCCACGATCAATGACAATTTCTTCGTCCATCTACTCTCTAATATGAAACTATTAAATATCCTTTAACGCACTTTAGAAAAAATTATGTGTGTACATTATATATGTTAAACCTTAACCGTGCCAACCGAAATGCCATCATGTCCATTGTTGCCTTGATCGTGCTTATCTTTATCCTTGGTATGTTGAAAAATACCAGCAAGTACCAACCCAGACCAATCGTTATTAAGGCGATCAACGAAGAATCAATTTTTGATCTTGAACACAAATTGGAATGCGCTCCTGGGCACACCAGCGAAGGTAGCACCTACACCAAGTCTCTCACTCCAGGTGGACTCTGTGGTTCCGAAAAGCTCGTCGCGGAACAAGCGGGCTACGAGATTGAGGATGGAATTGGCGGATCTTTAATCTAAGCTAATACTAAATGGCTTTGGTTACCTCGCCCCAAACTATTCCAGATCTTGACTATGAATATCATACTATAACTATTGATTCAATTGGTCAAGACAGTGCGAATACTTTTACTTGTCATCTTCAGCAACCCCTCAAAAATGTGGTTCAGGCCAGACTTCTTGCGGCGCATATTCATTCAAATGTTGTGACTGAACATTGTTATGTTTCCATCGAAGAGTTGGATTCCATTTTCAATGATCGTGCTTCAAATGTTCTCACTGGACAAGCCGAATTAAGTGTGATCAGGGGGTCATTTGCGAGTCTCATTACTGAAAATGCTACACACGATGCGGGTAATTCACTCATCACATTCAAAGATAACTATACAATCGCGACACAATATGTCAATCCAATACACCGTATTGATCGTCTCAGTGTTGCCATTAGAGATCAAAATGGTAATACAATTAAAAATTCAACCGATTCGGGATCAAACTTTTTGGTGATTCGTTTCGTGTGTAGAAAACCAAACTTGTAATTTTCTCACTTTAGAGTAGTATAACATGTCTTCGGGTATTGTTCAACTTGTAGCAATTGGTGCTCAGGATGAGTACATTATGGGCAACCCAGAGATATCGTTTTTTAGTTCAACCTTCAAACGACACTCTAATTTTTCACAATCCGTTGAAAAGCAAACGATACGCGGGGATGTGAAAAATAATTCAATGTCAAGTGTTCAGATTGAGAGATCGGGGGATATGCTTGGATACATTTACTTGACGATCGATGATACGACCCAAGCTTTAGATACTTCTCGCTGGGATCTACTCATTGATAAAGTCGAGCTTCTTATTGGTGGTTCAGTCATTGATACACAAGATAGCATATTTACTGAAAAAATCGCTATAGATACATTTGCACAAAATATATCAAGAAGTGCAATTGGGACTCACCCAGGTGTGCATGCGCGCTCATATTTTTACCCACTTCGTTTCTTTTTTTGCGAAGGACCACAATGTGCTTTACCCCTAGTTGCCCTCAATTATCACAATGTGGAATTGAGAATTCATTGGGGATCCCAAGCGGCAAACTACAATTTTGAAATGTATGCCAACTATTACTACCTTGACAACGAAGAGCGGGGCAACATTGCGACACGCACCCACGACCTTCTCATCACTCAGGTACAAAAGAATCTTCCAAGTGGGGAAACTGTCCAGGATCTCATTTTCAATCACCCAGTGAAATATCTCGCATCGTCAGACACCACAACGAACGGTGCGCTCACATCACCAACAAACAAAGTCAAGTTGAGTATTAATGGGGTTGAACTCGGAAACTATAGATGGGGTAAACCACACTACATTGATGTGATGAACTATTATCACACAAACTTTGTGACTTCTCCAGACTTTTTCCTCTATTGTTTCTGCCTCATGACGAGCTCACTCCAGCCAACCGGCACACTCAATTTCAGTAGAATTGAATCAGCAAAGATCATGAGCGAAAATACAGTCATTAATGATCCAATTTATGCAGTAAACTATAACATACTTCGTATACAAAATGGTATGGCTGGTCTCCTTTACGCAAATTAATTTACTACCATATATTAAATGGTCAAGAACTTACCTTCGGTGGAAAGATCTACCAAGATTAGGTTTGGTAAGCATGTACCAGACTCTAATGATCAGGAGGAAAATACTGTTGTCTTCAATGCGAGTAATGTCTTGGTTCCAACACCACATTCAAATGCCGTCTATCTTTCCCCCATTCGTAATAGAGCCGATTTTACCGCACCGGAAGTTGTACTTTTGATGTATGATCGCAACACCAAGGAGATTACAGAATCCGGGGAATCTGCGAATAATCTCGTCGGTGGCGCAACGCTCTCCCTTGCGGTAGATCGTGCAAATGTGACATCAAATACTATTATATTTACAGGTGGTGGTCATGATGACAACAATGTCGGCTTTGTCACAGATTCAAATGTTGGTATATCAAATTTGTTACCTGAACACACCCTAAGCGTCGGCACAAACTTCTATGTAGATGACACCGGTTCAAATGTTCTCGTTGTTTCTGGAAATGTTGCAGTTTTGCGCGACATGGTCATTGATGGCAATCTTCGTGTCAATGGTGATACAACTGTAATTTATGCGGAGAATACAGCCATCAAAGATGCGCTCATTGAACTTGGTCAAAATAACACTTCCGAAGATACAACCCTTGATTTGGGTTTCCTTATGCATAGACCCGATGCTTTATCAAATGTGGTTATTGGTTACCGCGAAGAGTCTGATGAATTCGCAATCGGTTATACCGATACAAATCCCACAGATAAAACATTTACACCAAAGTCAGATGAAGACATTAATGTGCACGTGTATGGTCTAACCCACGTGGATGCTAACATTTACGCACACGAAGACCTACACGTATCCGGAAACACCCACGTGACCGGTACCGGTACATCTACAATTCCAAGATTGAATGTTTACAGAACGACTAGCTCAACTTCAAAGACAACCGGCGCCCTTCAAGTTGCGGGTGGTTTAGGTGTAGGTGGAGATATTCATGCTACACATGCCAATCTGGAAGATGTGGAAGCTGATAGTGTCAATATTACTGATAAACGGCTTCTAGTTCAAAGACAACTGGCGCCCTTAGGGTTGCGGGTGGTCTAGGTGTGGCTGGTGATATTCATGCTACACACGCCAATCTCGAAGATGTTGAGGCTGATAGTGTCAATATTACAGATGCAACGGCCACTACCAGTAAGACAACCGGCGCCCTTAGGGTTGCCGGTGGCTTGGGTGTAGCTGGAGACATTCATGCCACGCACGCCAATCTAGAAGATGTGGAAGCTGACAGCGTCAATATTACTGATACAACGGCTTCTAGTTCAAAGACAACCGGCGCCTTAAAGGTTGCGGGTGGTCTAGGTATAGCTGGTGATATTTATGGCGCGAATGTGGATGCTGATAGTGTCAATATTACCGATACAACTGCCTCTAGTTCAAAGACAACTGGTGCCTTAAAGGTTGCCGGTGGCTTGGGTGTAGCTGGAGACATTCATGCTACACACGCCAATCTGGAAGATGTGGAAGCTGATAGTGTCAATATTACTGATACAACGGCTTCTAGTTCAAAGACAACCGGCGCCTTAAAGGTTGCGGGTGGTCTAGGTGTAGCTGGAGACATTCATGCTACACACGCCAATCTCGAAGATGTTGAGG